GTTGGGCAGGGCATTTCAGCTTGGTCTAAGACCATCAACGCTCTTTTCTGTCCGATGTTTAGGGCGATCGAGGAGTGTTTCGTTGAATCGTTGAAACCAAACATCTTCTATGAAAACGCCAGGCCTGAAGCCACGTTCGACCATTTCGTCGAAAGTCATTTCAGGTTCGATTCGATGAAGCACGTTCGCGACTACAAGGAGTACGATTCCTTTCAAGACGCTGACACTCAGTTCTTGGAGGATGTGATCTTAGATATGTTCATAGAACCGAGGTACAGGCGCATCTACAGGGCCATGCGTTTATCCTCAAAGCAGAAGTCTAAGAACTGCAGCTTGAAGAACACTGGTTGCAAAAACTCTGGTGAGGCTTCGACCCTTTTCACAAATACTATACTCAATATGTTCCTCTCTGCCTTATCTACTAAGGTCAGGGGTGTTCATTGCGAGTTTTACAAGGGCGATGATTCAATGATAAATGCTGAATCAATTGAGATATACAATTGGTTGTCCGCAATCGATCCTGATATCAAGTTACCAATGGTTGCGGACGTCGATTTCCCGATACACGCAGATTTTGCTGGATGGTATCTCAGTCCATTTGGGATTATACCCGATCTTGCCAAGATATTGTGCAAGACCATTTCAAAAGAACTGCGCAAGCCCAAAACCACGGGATCGCGATTTGTAGAACCGCGCTCGGTTTCGGAATTCTTGAGAACTCATCGCAGGATTGACACTCGTTATGTTGATGAGTTGGCTCTTGCTTTGGCTGACAAAGAAAAATTTTTCACTTATTCAAAACTTTTGTATATTCGTGAAGTCTACAGAGACCTTTACGGTCTTAACGCACGTGATTTTCACATGATGATGGAAACGTGGGCGTATTACCGTAGTTGTCCGGACGAGGAAGCCAATTCAATTGGTTTCGCTGCCCTATTCTGTTCGGACGCCTGTCACTCATTGGATAATCAAACCAACGAGGAACGCGACGCTAAACGTCGTAAGAACCTTCACGAGATAACTGAAGATTTTTCGTTTGGTTAGCTGGGCATTTATTTCATTTATTTCTTTCTTTCTTTCTTTTCTTTTCATTTTAAAATAAACTTACAAGATTTAGAT